TCTTTGACCTCCGTAGTGCCTATCTCAGTGCCGTTAGCCATCCAGGAAATGGTGTATGTCTCATCAGCGGGCTGGGGTGGAACGACAGGTGTCGAGCCTTCACGCGAACCGTTGCTCTGTCCGGGTATGAACTCCGGATCGGTCGAGGGCATGAGCTTGCTCATGTCGATGGTCTCACCGGCATGCTCTCCCCAGATGTACTCCACCAGATACGGGTAGTCGATGAACGGGTTGCGGTTGCCCTGTGTGGCCTGTATGCCGTTGTTGCGGTCAATCTCCTTCTGGCTCACGGGATCCTCGCGGTGCCACTTAACAAGCAGGACCACGGCTTTCTTGGTCAGACCGTAGTAGCTCGATGCTGTATATTTGCCGTTGAAGAAGTTGTTGCCGCTGGTGAGGTTCGACTGTTGCCACTTGACGATTGTGCCGAGCAGTCCGCGCGCTATGTCGCCCTTGTATTCCTCTTTCGGTTCGAATACTTGTCCGCTGCCCTTTACCGATTCTCCGGCTGCAGAGGCGATGGTCTTCCTGTCGGTTGACCAGCTGTCTGCCGAACCGAAGTGGTTTCCGTTCCAGTTCGTGCCGCCGTTCACCTCGCCGTACTCATAGTTCGAACGTACGCCGTTGATCTTGCCGTCGGTGGGCAGCACGTGGAAGATATCGTTACCAATGCCGCTTGTGCCTCCTCCCCACCAGCTCTGGGGAATGCTGTGCTCGCGGTTGTAGCAGTCGCATACGCCGTTGTAGTTACCGCAGGTGTTACCCGTGGCAAATGCGCACTCGCCGTACATATCCCAAATCTTGCCCGCTTGCGGGTGACCTGCCGGATAAACATCTGTCTTCTTGTAGGCTGTGTACAAACCTTTGTAGCCAATGGATGAATAATTCAGGTTGGTTACCGAACTGGTGGCCGACCACAGCTTGTCGCCGGCCAGACCGTTCAAGGTCTTGTAATAATGAGGGATGTCCGCCGGCGCTGTGATACTGGCGCACCAAGCAACTTGCACTATTATGAGAAGCGCAAAAAGAGATAAAATATGTTTTTTCATGTGTAGATTATTAATAATCTAATTGTTGGTTAGAATAAAATTGAATTAATTGCTTTTCCTATACCAAAAAGCGCACAAAGTTACAAAAAATATTTGACATTTGCAAATATTATCCGAGAAAAATGCAGAAAAGTTGCGTAAATCGATAAAATGGGCACTAAAGCCAAGTTAAAACGGCAAATACAGGTAGTGTTTTTGCGGTAAATTGACGACAAAAAGTATATAATACAAAGTATTATATAGTGGAAGTACATTTTGTGTAAAAAAGGGGTGTTATCCTACGGTTATCCTACGGATATGGTATGGTTATCCTACGGTAACGGCTCGGGATAGCCCCTATTATGGCCCTATTTCGGTCCTACTATGACCGCAGTATGGATGCAGCCGAGGTGGGGGGAGGTGTTGTCTGCATCCAATGCAGACGCAACGGGCAAAGTGTCGTCAGGGCCGAACCCGAATAATATTCGGGCGCAATGGACGAAACGGGCACGATGGATGAGGGGTACAATGGACGAGGGCGAGGAAACAAAACGTGCAGCACGGGAGTGTCGCACGTTTGTAACGGGCAGCCATGATGGCTGGTGCACGCTTTCTTTATAAGCGATTTCTTGTCAACTTAAATATACCGTTTAGCAGCTTCGATGAGCTGGTCGGCATAGTTGAATATTTCATCGAGAGAGGCAATCTTATATTTCTCGCCTTTTCCGTCAGCACCTACAGGCTCAAGTCGCAAGTTGCTTTCGTTGTTAAAATGCAAACGGCAAACAGGTTTGCGATTGTTGTCATCAATGAAAATTGAACAATATGAAATAGCGTCACGCATAGTAACCCGGTTGCCAGGAATAACTTCCCGCAAAATGCTTTTAATGATATAGTATGCCTCTATTTCAGTCTGCGTCGTTACAATTTCATTTTCCTTTTTCGTGCCAGGAATTTCTACCGGTGTTTCTTCCACCTTTTGCTGTTCGGCTTCGTTAGTCTGCACCACTATGTTTAAACGTTCGGAGATTTTGTCGTTTACATAACTTGCAGCCGCCTTCTTTACCAGTTCAGTGAATTGATCTAATACATTGCCTGTGATTTTGCCACTATAAACTTGTTTTGCGAGAGATTTAACAAAATCTTGGTCAGGATTTTCGATAAGTTCCTTTATGATTTTTTTCAACTCACTCATGAATTTCAGTTCGTTCGCCGAATTCATGATTGAATCAACATCGAAGTTCTCTTTGGTAAATTTTTCCAATGCTTTCAATTGCACCTCTTTCAGTTGCTGAATATCGAAAGCAAGGAACGGTACTTCATCCATAAGATTCGTTTGTACCAAATCTGTATAGAAACGATACTCAAGACCATTTGTCAACAAGCCGAATTTGGCTTTGGATGCAACAAAGTAACGAGCCAATTGTGATTTATGGCTATCCAAATTCTGCTGCCAATGTTTACACTCAATCACTAAGATAGTTTGCCCTTCTTTCATAATGGCGTAGTCAATTTTCTCACCTTTCTTTTTGATGAGATCGCAGTCCATTTCAGGAACAACCTCCAAAGGGTTAAACACATCGTACCCTAACGCCTGAATAAATGGCATAATGAGCGCGTTCTTCGTTGCTTCTTCTGTTAGCAGATTGTTTTTCAGGTCACCGGCTCGCTTGGCTAACTGTTTGATTGCGTCTTTGAAATCCATACTGATTAGATTTTGTGCCTACTCTTTATCGGATTTTCGGCATACTCCTTTTAAGTTGTTTAATTTGTCAATATACATATAAAAAGCGTGCGCTTTTCGTTCGCTTCGTTTGATTATCTAAGGTCTTCGACTTACCTATAAGCATTCAAACTAACACACGGAAAACTCACGCTAATACGTGAGCGTTCAAAAAACCGTGCTTGAATGCTTAAAATCACTGAAGTTGTCGAAGTTCCAGATAATCAAGTATTGGCTTATTACGCTTTACAATGGCGCACACTTGCGCCGAGTTATGTCACCGCTTTTTTACGCTGTCGGTGCCAGCGTGCGTTCGGTCAATAAAACCTTTGCGGCTGCAAAGGTACAAAAAATATTTGACATTTGCAAGAGCCCGATGCATTTTTTGGGGAATACGGGGGAAAATATGACAAATTTGCAGGAAGTGGACAATTTGGCACAAGATGTGGACAAAAAGGCAGAAAATCGGCTGAAGATAGAAGATATGCAGCGCTGGCACGCAAATTGGACATATATAGTTGAAACGCAAGGTACGCCACCAACAACGCACTGAACGCTACGAAATGTTGAACCATTAAAATGGAGGAAAAAATCATGAAACCTGCAATGTATCGTAGAGACAGTTGGCTGCCGACAAGAGCCTGGTTCCCGACCGTATTTGATGAGTTCCTGAACTCGGACGTGATGAACAGCGTGAACAGCGTAGCACCGTCCGTGAACGTGAAGGAGAACGAACACGCCTACGTCGTGGAGTTAGCCGCTCCGGGCGTAAAGAAAGAGTTCTGCCGCGTGCATATCGATGAAGAACACAACCTGTGCGTCGCCATCGAGAACAAGTTCGAGCACAAGGACGAAGACAAGCACTCGCACTACCTGCGCCGCGAGTTCGCCTACACGAACTTCGAGCAGAAGTACACGCTGCCTGACAATGTGGATGAATCCGGCATCAATGCCAAAGTTGAGGACGGCATCCTGAGTATTGAACTGCCTAAGATCCGCCGCGAAGAAGGCAAGACCGGACGGCAAATAGACATCTCATAACCAAGCATTTACGGTAATGAAAGAAGCACCCAACCGGGTGCTTCTTTTTGTGGGTACATGCAAGAATTTTGAGGCGTAAGACATAAAAAATGCACAAAGACTTGCAAATGTCAGAAAATTTTCGTAATTTTGCAGACGCGTTCGGCAAGGCTTCGTAATTAACCTGCACATAAATGCGCGGGGCATAGACGCTAAACAGTAAATAATTAAATATTGACATATGGCAGACGACAAAAAGATTATCTTCTCGATGGTGGGCGTGAGCAAAACCATCCAGCAGAACCAGAAACGTATTCTGAA